ATTAAGACAAATAGAGAAGTAAAGGAAAAACAAAATAGAAGAAATAATACCGGTTGAGGAGAACAAGTGAATGAAAGTAAAAGAATTAATTAAGGAATTATCTTGTTTTGATGATGAAGATGAAATTTTAGCTTATCTTTATGACGAAGATACGGATATTGAGTATGAGTGCGATTTAAAAGTGGATGTGGATAGAGATATAGAACCTTTGTTGATTTTAGAAGAAATTGGGAGATATTAAAATGAAGGTTAAAAACCAACCATTTGCAATTGTAGAATAATTTAAAATAAAAAAAAGTTGCAAATCAAAAACCAAAGTGCTATAATTGATTTATGGATAAGACATCCATTAACAATTAAACTACCTTTATTTATTGTTGTTGGATAACTGTTTTATTGATTACATTTTCAGTTATCCAACATATATAAAATTATAATTTAAAAGTATAAAGATGTTGCAAAGAAAAAACCTCTATTAATATATATTTTTCGGATAATCATTATTATTTTATTTTTTTAAATTCATTACAAAACTAAGCAACTACAATTGGCAAAAAAACTTGCAGTAATTTGCAACATCTTTATACATTTAATAAAGGGTATAATATCATAAATTTACTTACTTTAAAGCAAGGTATATTAATTTATACCTTGCACATCTCTATCAAAAGGGGTTGGCAATAGTGAAGTGATTAAATATTTAAAATAAACAATGTATAAAAGTAAAAAAATAAAAACGGATGATATTAAAAAAATAAAATGAAATTTTTATTATATCTCTACATTTTAAAATACTAATTATTTATAATCAAACAATGCTATATCTAAGATTTAAAATTCATAAATAAAAAACTACAAAAAATAATTATGATAGAGTATAAAGTAGTAAATTATGAAATGTTAAAAAAGCACAAAATAAAAAATACCACATGATGCAAATAATAAAAAAGGATGTGAATATCACATACACTTTTTTCTATACACGCATCATGTGGTATTTTTATGTTATAATTAAATTGATTGATAAGTAAAGAAAATCAAAGGAAATCAAAGAAAAGGAAAGATAAAACAATGAAAAAGATAAATAAAGAATATTTAAAAAACTTATTCACAAATGCAATCAAAGATGAAAAAGATATAATATTATTAATTGATTGCAAGGATATAAACATGATTGATAAAATGGTAGTAAAAACAAGTGATTTACAAAGTACATTGGACTATATATTGGTAAACTATGATGATGGATTAAAATCACTTGAAAATAGGCAAATTCAGATAATAGATGCAACTGTAAAAAAAGGACAGTATAAACATCTAAAGGGTGATGAACGATTTAGAAGAAAAAGGGGGTAATTACTATATAAAAAACGGTGGTGATAAGATGGCAAAGATAGATAAAAATAAACATGGTAAAGAATTTAAAGACCAATGGGAACAGATAGAAAAGAAAAAGGGTTTTACTATTTGTGGAGCAAAGACAGGCAAAGGCACACCGTGTGCAAAGCCAAGTGGATGGGGTACAAATCATGTTGGTACAGGTAGATGTAAATTACATGGTGGAGCATCAACAGGGGTTCGAGGCAATCAGAACGCAAGAAAACATGGATTATACTCAAAATATATACCACCAGAAACAGTTGAAATGGTAAATGATTTGCAAGGTGAAACGGTCGCAGATATATTACTAAAGGGTATCAGATTACAATTTGCAAAGATTATCCAGATGCAAAGATATAACGATTATGAAGATAGCACAAAAACAACGATACTTGAAATTGATGAAAATGTGCAAGGTGATAAATTTTCTCAAAGACAAGCAATTGAGAAAACAACGGAAACAGAAAAAGGCTATCAAGTACAATCGGAATTATTAAAAACACAATCAAAGGCATTTGGAACACTAGCAAATATGATAAGACAATACAATCTATTAATCACAGAAAAAGATTTAAATGATTTACAAATTGCACAGATTGAAAAAATCAAGGTGGATATAGAAAAAACAAAATTTGATATGGGTGCAAATGATGTTGATGATGTTGATGCTATAAAATCATTTATTGATGCAACAAGATTATCAGATGATGATGCAACAAAATTATTTGATGGTACAGATGATGATACAGATGATGATATGGATGATGATATGGATGATGATATTTAAATGAGAATTAAAAGAAATAAAAAGAAATTTAAATTTGCAAAATTTAGCAATCAACAAAAAAGATTGATGTACTATTGGCAACATCCAAAATTTAAAAAATGCAACGGGGTAATTGCTGATGGTTCAATTAGAAGTGGTAAAACTATTGCAATGATTTGTGGATTTATGATGTGGTCGCAAACATTTAAAAACGGTACATTTATGATTGTTAGTAAATCCATGGGGGCATTAGAAAAAAATGTATTAGAACCATTATTCAAAATATTGAATGCATGGAATTGGCAATATAAATATAATGCAACCAAGCATTTTATAGAAATAGGCACAAACACATATTATTTATATGGAGCAGTCAACGAAAGGTCGCAAGATGTATTGCAAGGGTTAACATCTTATGGAGTATTTGCAGATGAAGTTGCTTTATATCCTAAAAATTTTGTAAATCAAATGATAGGTAGATGCAGTGTAGATGGGGCAAAAATATGGATGAATTGCAATCCTAGACAACCATCACATTATTTTAAAAAGGATTTTATAGATAAAACAAAAGATAAAAATTTTATGTATTTACATTTTGTAATGGATGACAATCTAACATTGTCAGACGATAAAAAAGAGCAGTACAAAAAAATGTTTAGTGGGGTATTTTATCAACGGAACATATTGGGGCAATGGGTCAATGCAGATGGATTGATTTACAAAGAATTTGCAAATAATTTAAAATCTTATATTGATGATGATGATGTTATTAATCAACAATACGAAAAAATAAATATCGGGGTCGATTTTGGGGGTACTAATTCATATCACGCATTTGTATGTACAGGATTTGCAAACAATTTTAAGAATATAAATGTATTAAAATCGGAGCGACAAAAACCACAAGACATTGATTTGCTATGCAAACAACTTTATAGATTTGTAATATCATGTATAAATGATTTTGGGCAAATAGATTGTATATATTGTGATAGTGCAGAACAGGTTATAATTAGAAGTATAAGAAATTATTTTACATCTAAGGGATTGGATATTGAAGTTGCAAATAGTAGAAAAAGACAAATCATGTACAGGGTACAAGCTACTAATATTATGATTGCAAGGCAACAATTAAAATTAAGCACAGATGCAACAACATTAAAAGATGCATTAGTTGGTGCAGTTTATGATAATAAAAACACAGATACAACAGAAGATAAAAGATTGGATGATGGTACAAGTGATATTGATACATTAGATGCATTTGAATATACATTTGAGAATGATATTGAAAAGATAATTGATGCATTTGATAGTGATGATACCATTGAAGATGACTACCAATCATTTTATGAAATATTTATATAAAGGGGCAATAAAATGGAATTTGATACAGTGCAAAAAGTTGATAGGTATAAAGTACAAGATGATGCAAATTATTGGTATAACTATGATGATGTTGACAGTTTATTGAATAATACAAAAGACTTAAAAAACATTATTATTAATTTTTATAATTCACAGATACCAAGGTTAAAGATGCTTGAATTTTATTCATTAGGAAAAAACACAGGCATATTATATAAAGATAGGGCAGAAAAGGACAAAATAGATTTAAAGGCATCACATGATTTTGGGGGATATATATCTACATTTAACACAGGATTCTTATTTGGCATACCAATCAAAGTTGAAAAAGATATATCAATGCTAGATGATGAAGATAACACAAATGATATTTTAAAAGAAATTAACCAACAAAACGATTTGGATACATTAAATAGTGAATTGGGATTTGATTGCAGTAGATTTGGAAGAGCATTTGAATATCATTATAGAACTTTAGAAAATGGGCAAGTAATTGATAAAATTGCATTGTCAAGTGTTTTTAAAACATTTGGTATATATGATAATACAATTGAGCATAAACCTATATGTATGTGTAGAGTACCACAGATTAAAAAAGATGGTAAAACTTATTTAAGATTGCAATTATTCACAGATAAAGAAATAATAATTTTTAACGATACAGATATAAATGATATTGAACTAACTATCAAGGAAAGACAAAATCATTTTTACAACGGAATACCAATTATTGAATGGAAAAATAATAGATTTAGGACAGGGGATTTTGAAAATGTATTATCTAGTATAGATTTATATGATGCATCGCAAACTGATACGGCAAATTACATGGCAGATATTAATGATGCTTTACTTGTAATATCGGGGGATATTGATATATCAGGAAAGGCAGTTAAAAATTACAAAATGCAAAAAAGTAAAAATATGCTACTATTAAAATCTAGCAAATCAATAGATGGCAAAGCATCACCAGTCAATGCAGAATACATATATAAGCAATATGATGTGCAAGGAAGTGAAAGCTATAAAAAAAGACTAGAAAATGATATCCATAAATTTACACACACACCTAACCTATCAGATGAAAATTTTTCACAAAATCAATCAGGGGTCGCAATGGAATATAAATTATTAGGTATGCAATTAAAAAGGGCAGAAAAAGAAACAATGTATAAAAAAGCATTAAAAGAAAGATATAGATTAATCAGTAATATCAGAACAACTCTAAAGGATAAAAAAACATTTGATGCAAATGCTTTAAAATTTACATTTACACCTAGAATACCGACAGATATTTGGAATGAAATAAAGGCATTTGTAGATTGTGGGGGCGAAGTATCACAAAAAACACTAAGGAGCAATGCAACATTTATTGAAAACAATGAAGATGAAGAAAAACAAATCAAGTTGGAAACAATTAATGAATTTAATCAATATACAGACAATAAAAATGCAATTGACTACAAGAGCATTACAGATTATCTTATAGAAATGGATAACGAAGATAAACAAAGATAAACAAAGATAAACAAAGATAATTGCAACAATTGTATTAAATAAAAAACTAATATATAATAAATGTGTGGGGGCAAATGTGAGGATATCAAAATACAATAAAAAAGCATCCATGAAAGCAAATAAATTAAGAATGCAAAGAGAAAAGCAATATATAAAATCATTTAACAAAATATATAATCAGGTTATGGATGATATAGAAAATGAAATATATAAATACGCAACAAAATATGCACAAGAAAATGAGATATCAATAGGACAAGCAAGGCAATTAATTAATGTTAATATTGATGGTCCATATAAGATAACAAGATTGCAATTATTACAAAATAATATATTTGATGCGTTTACTCAAAATATGATACAGGAAAACACAAAAGCAAAAAATCATTTTTATAATGAGATGTTAGAAACAATGGATGATTTAAAAATATTGTTGGATATGAATGTGCCAACAACAAAAAGAATTATGATGCAATTTGATAGTATTATTAATGCAGAATATAAAGGACTAACATTTGATGATAGGTTATGGAAAAACCAACAAGGCTTAAAAAATGTATTGGATAATACTATATACAAATCAGTTATAGTTGGAAAAAATCCAAAGACATGGGCAAGTGATTTAATAAAAGAAATAAACAAAGATGTTGGCAATTATAGATATATATCTAATAGATTGGCAATCACAGAAACAACAAGAGTTGTTACGGATGTGCAAGTAAAATCATTTGTGGAAAGTGGTTTTGATGCTTATATTTTCAATCCATTACCCAATGCCTGTGAAAAGTGCATACCATTAAAAAACAAGATTATACCAATAGATAAAGCAGTACAAGGAGTTAACAAACCACCAATGCATCCATTTTGTAAATGTGCAATAAGTGGTTACAAGCTAGAATGGGCAAAAGAAGATGGAGAAACGCATTTGATATATTAATCAATTGTGGATAACTATGTGCATAACCTTTACAAACATTGACATATCAACATTAATCATTGTGGATAACTATGTGGATAACTACAATGATTAATGTTAAATATAGATATATCTATCAAATAACCAATACATTATGTTATAAAAAGATTTGGCAAAAAAATAAAGTGATACAACACTAAAAAAAGGAGCAAACAAAATGGCAGATTTAGATAATACAATAAAAGACCAGGACAATCCAAAGGATAATCCAAAAGACATACAGGACGATCCAAAGGACAATCCAAAGGACAATCCAACGGCAGATGATTTGATTAAGTTAACACAGGAAGAGTTAGACAAAACAATACAGGCAAGATTAGAAAGAGCGAACAAGCAACATCAAAAACAACTTGAAGAGTTAAAAGAACAAATGAAACTATCAACAATGGATGATGATGCAAAAGAAAAATATTTTCAATCAAGGAAAGATGAAGAACTTGAAAAATATAAACATAAGCTAAAAATGTATGAGTTAACAGAAATTGCAACAAGTGAATTATTACAAAAAAACATAAAGCCAACGGATGATATTATGCAAATTGTATTAAGTGAAGATGCAGAAACTACAAAACAGAATATTGAAATTTTTACAACTTTATTAAATGATAAAGTAAATGAAAAAGTAAAAGCAATATCAATATCCAATCCAATTGATGATGGAGTTGCAACGGTTAAAACAAACAATCAAGGCAATAGCATCAACGCAATGTTAAAGGATAAAAGAAAATTATAAACAATAGGAGTGTATAAAAACATGACAATTAATACAAAATTCAATCCCGACAATGTAATGGTATCGGAGGTTAAAGACGGCAAATTTACAGTTGAGCAAACAGAACTAATATTAAAGGATGTAGCAGATAAATCTCTAGTATTACAAATGGGTAAATTAGTAGATATGAACGGCAAAAATGAAAAAGGGTTCACAGTACAAACTGATGGAATTAGTGCATACTGGGTAAATGAAACTGAAAAAATTAAAACATCAAAGCCAACAATAGTACAAGCAACTTTAAAAGCACAAAAACTTGCAGTAATAATATTAGCATCAAGGGAATGCCTTGCATACAATTGGACAAGATTTTTTGACGATATGAAACCACAAATTGTTGATGCATTTTATCAAGCAATAGATGATGCAGTATTCTTAAATGTAAATAATCCATTTGCAAATTCTATAAAACAAGCATCAGACAACGCAAAAAATACAATTAAAGGTGATATAAATTATACAACGATATTAGATATGGAAGATAAATTATTCACTAAAAAAATCAAACCAAACGCATTTGTTAGTGCTATTCAAAATAATGGATTATTAAGAAAAGCAGTTGACAAAGATACAAAACTTACTATGCTAGACAGAGCAACAGGAACACTTGACAATTATCCTTTATTCACTCTAGCAACTGATAACACAGAAAAAGGTACTCTAATAGTTGGTGATTTTAACAATCTATACTATGGAATACCACATAATATTGAATTTTCTATATCAGAAGATGGAACTATATCAACAATCAAAGATGAAAACGGTGAACCAATCCACTTATTTGAAAGAGAATTAATAGCATTAAGGGCAACAATGGATATCGGAGTTATGCCAGTAAAAGATGATGCATTTTGTGTATTAGAGCCAAAGGAAGTTGTAGAAACAAAAACAACAAAATAGTAGGTGATTAATGAATGGACACATTGGACAAAATAGCATTATTAGTTGGTGGAAAAGACAATGTAAACATGGAGCAATTGCAGATAATTGTAGAAATCACAGAACAAAAGTTATTAACATATATCAAAAAAAGTTTAGATGATATTGATACAAGCGACTTAAAAAAAATACCATCAGAACTTAATTATATATTGGTAGAAACATCTATCATAAGATTTAATCAATTAGGCAATGAGGGAATGAAATCAATTAATCAAGATGGATTGGGTATATCATTTGATGAAAATTTATTTGATAAATATTTAGATGATATACTATGTTGGGGCAATCAATCAAGGTTAGGAAGTATAAAATTTTTATGATATACAACAAAAAAATCAAGCTAGTTAAAACAACAAATGCAGAATATGATGCAGATGTAGGGGCAATGGTAGAAAAAACTGATACATTAGATATAATTGCTAATGTATCAAGTTGTACCATTGAAAAAACTATGCATTTAACAAATGATATAAAATCTAATGTATTTACTTGCAGAACTCAAAGACTACTGAAAAACACATATGATTTTGCCTATATAATGGATTGCAACGGTGATAAAAAGAAATATGAAATCATAACTATTAAAAATTACAATAATAAATATAGCACTATTTATATAAAAGAAATTAAAGGATAGTATTATGAAATTATCAATCAAAGGCACAACAGATTTAAAAAGTAAAATAAAATCGTTGCAAACAACTGATGCGACAAAAGAAGTTGTAAAAAAATATGGGGCAAAGTTACAAGCCAAAGCACAACAAAATGCAGTATTTAGGGGGCATTATGAAAATAATGTATTTGTCAAGCCAACAGGGGCAACAAGACAATCCATAATGTTACACATTGAAGATGGGGGAGCAACGGCAAGGGTAACAGTAGGTACAGAGTATGCAATATTTTTAGAGTTAGGCACAAGATACATGGCATCACAACCATTTTTAAAGCCGTCATTTGATGCAGTAGTAGATGGATTTGTTGTTGATATTAAAAGGAGTATAACCAATGATTAAAAAGGAAAATCCCGAACAAATTATTTTTGATAAAATATACAAAACATCAAAAGGTCTAGGGTACAACACATATACCTATTTGCCAATGGATGATGTAAAATATCCATTTTTAACTATTGGTGAAACTCAACTATTGATTAAACCAACAAAATCATACATGATAGGTACTGTAAATATAACTTTACATCTATATGGTACAGTTCAAAACAGATTGCAATTAAGCAATATGCAACATGATTTAACAGATGCTATAAGTAAAATAAAATATAATGATAATGAGTTAAATTTTATTTTAAGGTACAAAGATATAGAGCATAGAATGATGCAAGATAATAGCACTAATGAAAGACTATATCATGCAATAACTTATTTAAAATTTGATGTATTATAAAGGAGATAGAATTATGCAACAAGCAATAATGGGTAAAGAAAAAATATTAATGTTTAGAAGATTAGCAGATACAAAAATAAAAAACGCATCAAAACTTGCTTTACAGGTAACACATACACTTAAATACGAAAGAGAACAAGACATCCAACAAACAAAAGATGGTGGAATTGTAATCGGTGGGGGTTTAGAGTGTGAACTTGAACTTGAAGCAGTATCAACAAGAGATGAATTAAATGAAATGCTAGAAAAATCAGTAATCAATGATGAAAAATTAGAATGTTGGGAAATTGATTTAAAAGCAGAAAAAGATGAGCAAGGCAGATATAAGGCTAAGTATATGCAAGGTAACTTGACAGATTGGGAAATACCATCAGATGTTGAAGAAGTAACCACATTAACAACTACATTTAAAATTGATGATAAGCCAAAAGATGGATATGCAACACTTACAGAAGAACAAGAACAACAAATAACATATGCATTTAGAGATACCACACCATATAAAGAAGAAGTATAAAACAAAATCAAAAGGATAAAGGATGCAAATGTGAGCATCCTTTATTTTTATATATCTTTATAAATGATATAATAACTATGTGGATAACTATGTGGATAACTATATGGATAACTAAAAAAGATGTTGACATACTAACATTAAATCCATGTGGATAACTATGTGGATAACTACAAAAAAAACAATAATCAATTTAAAAAGGAGCAATAAAAATGGCAAAAGCAAAAGAAATCAACGAAATAACTATAAACGGCAAGGAATACCCTATAAAATTTGGGTTAAGATTTATAAGGGAGTTAGACAAAATTTATAACATAGATGAAAAAGGGTTAAGATTTGGGGTTGGGTTAACAGTTATTGCACAAAGACTTGCAATGCTTGATGTTACAGTAATACCAACAATCATAAAGTTAGCACTATCAAAAGAAGATAGTAAAAATATAACAATGGAAATGTTGGATGAATGGGTAGAAAATCAAGATGATTTGGGTGCATTATGTGAAAATTTTATTATAAAGTTGGAAACATCCAAAGCGACAAAACCACAGATGGACAAAATGAAAGCAGAAATGAAAGCACAACTGAAAGAACAAGAGAAAAAAGAAAAAGAATTAAAGCAACAAAAATAAACCATGTTGATACCCTACCAACTAATTTAACTAGCAAAGAAGAATATGAATTGATTATAATTCAAGGATTAAGATATTTTGCATCAACAATTGAAGAAATTGAAGAATTGACAATTGATGAATATAATATCTATCTAAAAGCATCACAACTAAAAAAATTAGATAGGACAAAAGAATTAATTGAAAATGCATTTATTCAAAGAGCAATGAAAAGCACTAAGGATAAAAAAGGTACAATCCCAACTATAAAAAAAGAAATTGATTTAATAGATGCAAAAGCAATTGAAGATAAAATCTTATTTGGTGAAAAAATAGAACAACAAAAATACAATGAATTATTTATCATTGCAGAAAATCTTAAAGAATATAATCAACTAAAAAAGCAAAAAGATAATGGGGGGTAAAAATGGCAGATGAAACATATCAATTACAAGCCGTTTTAAGTGCCACAGATGATGGCTTTACAAGTCTATTTAATAAGGTAGAGAACTCTATTGACAAATTAGAAAACAAGCAAAATAGTGCAACGGCAACAACAAAAAAATTTGGAGTATCAGTTAAATCATTAGCAAGTTCATTTGGTATTTTAAAAATAGCAAGTGGAGTATTTAATACAATAGGTAATGCAATGGATAGTGCATTTTCTAGAATTGACACAATGGAACAATTTGACAGGACAATGGGAGTAATAATCGGGGATGCAGAAAGGGTTGAGAAATCAATTCAAAGCATCCTTGATACAACAGATGGAACGGCATACTCATTGGATGGATTTGCAAAAGCTTTACAAAAACTTGTAACATCAGGAACAGATATATCACTTGCAGAAAAATCATTGAAATCATGGGGGGATGCAGTCGCATTTTATGGGGATGCATCGCAACAATCATTTGATGGGGTCGCAGATGCATTATCTAAGATGGCAACAAAAGGCAAAGTGGATATGGAACAATTGGGCAGATTGATGAATAACGGAATACCAGTTGTTGATATTTACGCAAAAGCCGTTGGGAAATCAACAGAAAGTGTTGCATCAGATATATCAAAGGGAAAAATATCAACGCAAGAATTTATGGAAGTAATGGACAAGGCATTTATAAACGGGGTTGATGGATTTGCATCCATTGAAAATTCAGCAAAAAATGCAGGTGCTACATGGAAAACTACATTTTCAAACATGAAATTTGCAATGGCAAGGGGAGTAACTGAAATAATTAAATCGACAGATAAAATGGTACAATCATTTGGATTTGAAGATTTGAGAAGTCAATTCAAAGCAATTGGAAAATTTGGAGAAAATCAGTTAAAAAGCATTGCAAAAGCAATTGATATAATCGGTGATAGTAGTATAACAACACAACAAAAAGTATCAATGATTAAAGAGCAATTAAAAGGTTTTATCCCTATTTTATCATTAATTGCAACATATCAAACAATAGTATTTGCATCACCTTTATTGGATTTATATCACTCAAAAACGCAAAAGATATTGAACGGTTTATCTAATGATTTGAAAAAAGTTACAATGCAAGTTAAAGAAAATTATAAAGCATGGCAACAATTAGCAAGTACAAAATTAAATGATTTAAAATTGAACGCATCCAATTTTTTAGATGATAAAGGAATTACATCAAAAATTAATTCAATTACTAGCAAATTAAAAAATATCAAAATACCAAAAATGGACATACTAAGTAATAAATTTTCAATAGGTAAAGATATGTTAAATTTAAACATGGAGAATTTAAAATTTGATGTATCAAGATTTTTCGACACAAGCAAAGTTGGGCAAAAATTAAGTGGAGTTAGTGCAACAGTTAAAAATGTTGGTGGTCAAGTTGGTAATATTTTAACGGCGACAACTCAAAAAGCATTTGCACAAATGAAATCAATGATAAGTTTAGGCATGAAATTAATCAATCCTATGGCATTAGTAGGGGTTGTATTAATGGGTATGGGTATTTTATATAATCAATTTGGTACACAGATAAACGCATTTTTAAATGTTGCAAAAAATAGTGGGGTACAAATTATAACTCAATTTGCACAGGGTATTGCGTCAGAAATACCAACATTATTAAGCTATGGGGTTGCACTACTAACACAACTTGCACAAGTAATTGCAATTAATTTACCTACACTTATAACGCAAGGGGTTGCAATCATTAATGCATTAATTCAAGGATTGGTGCAAAACATGGATGCAATAATAAATAGTGCAGTCATAATACTAGCATCATTGATTGATGGGATAATGCAAAATTTACCAACAGTTGTATTAATGGGTATGCAACTATTATTAGGATTAGTACAAGGCATCATGAGTAATTTAGATACAATCATGATGGCAGTATATCAGATTTTAAGTAATTTTATAGATGCAGTTAGTGAAAATTTACCACAAATTTTGTCAACAGGTATGCAGATATTACAATCTTTAATTCAAGGGATAACGGATGCACTACCTATTATAATTATGATTGTTGCAATGATTTTATCAAAATTTATTACAACAATAATTGAGAATTTACCACAAATAATGATGATGGGGTTACAATTAATACAATCATTAATCCAAGGGATTGTGGAAAATTTACCATTAATTATAAGTGCAGTTATACAACTAATTGGTACAATCATTACAACGATAATTGAGAATTTACCACAAATATTGATGATGGGCATAGAGATATTGAAAACTCTAGCAATGGGGATATTACAAGCAATACCACAATTTTTATTAGGAGCATTTGAAGGAGTAAAGGGTGCATTTTCAAACTTTAAAAATTGGATAAAAGGAAACAATGAAGAAGTAAAAGAAAATAATTCTCAAACACTTGAAACAATGGCAACTGATACAAGTGCAAAATATTCACAAATGAGCCAACAGGCAACAATATCAACATCAGAACTTGCAAATAATGTTGGATTATACATGGGTCAAGCAAAAGATAACATGATGTTAAATACAACAGAAATGGCAACAAATACAAATGATGCATTTACAACTATTGGAGCAACAGGAACAACAGAAATTGATGCATTGACTAATGGAGTATCAAACCAATTTTCAAACGCAAATTCAAGTGTTGGGGCATCCACAGAACAAATGGCATCAAGTGTTGAAAATAATGTATCAAGGATTAATGCATCTATGGTATCGGGGGTATCAGATGCAACAAATCAGATAACAAGTAATTTTAATCAGATTAATGCAATTGTAGGCAGTACAATGCAAAATATCGCAAACGCAACAAGTACAGGCACAAACGCAATGGCAAGTGCAATGGCAAGTGGATTTAATAGGGCAGTTGCAGTTGTTAACACATCATGCATAAGCATATCAAACAGATTAAACAATTTAGCATCAAGCACATACTCAATTGGATATAATTCTGGTTTAGGATTTAACAACGGTCTAGCATCAACGCAATCAAGAATATTAGCAACGGCAGATAGGATTGCAAATGGAGTTATAAATAAAATGAATAATGCATTGAAAATCGGTTCACCATCAAGAAAATTATATAAAACAGGTGCATGGAGTGGTCAAGGCTATAATTTAGGACTACAAAGCGAATATGGGTCTATTATGGACACTACGGCAACAATCACAAATGGAGTCATGAACAACTTTAATAATATGGGTGCAATTGGAGTTAAAAGCACAAAAGCAACACAATCATTTGCATATACCACAACAAGCAAACAATCAGAAACAAAGCAACAACCATTGATTGTATATGCAACATTTGATGGGGTTACATATCAAGCATTTGCAGATGATATATACAACAAAGGAAAACAAAACAAAGATTTTAATTTAAAATTTACAAGAAAAAAATAACAAGATAAAAGGATGTGGGCAACTATGTATGAATTTGTAGATACAAATCAAAGTAGTTACAACTTAATATCAAGTATCGCAACAAAAATTGATGATGTGGTACTTGACACATCCATTGTTGGTTTTAAAACATTGGATGTAACAGGGCATGAAATCACAGGGCAAGAGATTGATATATTGCAAGATGTAAAAGATATGGAAACAGGAATTATAACAAACTCAAGATTTAACAATAAAGAAATAAGAGTAAAATTTTTAATTTTTAGTGAAAATCAAGGCGACCATAGAAACGCATTTGAACGATTAAATGCAATTCTATACAATTCAAGATTTTATGGTGCAAAATTATCATTTAAAGACAATCCAAAATGGTATCATTTTGCATATTTTAAAGATATAGAAGATTTAAAAATATCACCAAAAGAAAATAAAGCAGTCGGTACACTTGTATTTATATCACCATCACCATTTAAATATTCAAATGGTAGAACATTATATTTAAATAATAAAGTATCAGAATATCAAGGAGATGGATATTATCAATTAAAAGGTGGAACAACATCACATCCACATCCATTTGAAATTGATTATATTTACATAAAAAACACAGATAAAAATGTTGACTTTATAAACTTTAATAATCAGATAGAAATTAAAACAGAAGATGTATTTGAACCAAGATTTGATGAAATAATAATTTATCCTAACCAATGCAAAGTGGTAAATAATCAAGGATTAAATATAAGTGGTAGAATATCAGAAAAATCAACATTTGATATTAATATCAAGTGGGGCAATGCAATATATTTATATCCAAGTGATTTAGAAGTTGAAATTTTCTATAAAGAAAGGATGTTATAAATGTTATTATATTGCTATGATAAAAAGGGAGAACAAGTTATATCTATATTTGATAATAAAAATATAATACAAGCGACCGACACAAAAAGCATTGATGGAGAATATACGGCACACTTTACAATCAAAGCAACATCAATATCAAGTGATAGAGCAGATTTTCAAAGATTGAATGCAATATTTGAGTGTGGATATTTTGCCTATGTAGATGTAGAAGATTATCAAGAGATAACAACAGATAAAGGAAAATTAAAAGGCAATAATATTTTAAGATATAAAACAACAAAAATATCTAAAGATATTGATGGTAATTTTAATATTTATGGAACGCATCAATTTTTTTATGATATGGATGTTGCAGAACCTATCAGAAAGTTTTTAACCAATCCACATTTTCAAGAAAATCCAACATTGAGTGATACAAGCTTAAAAACATTGTTAAGGTTAACAGTAAAACCAAGTAATTGGACAGATATATATATGCAAAATAAAATCGGTGGTGGTAACTGTGGTGATGATTTAACAAAGATTGTTGATTTTGAATATATATCAAAATTAGATGCATTTTATGAAATTATGGGGGGCAGTTATTGGGTAAACCCAATTATTTTAAGCGAAAAAGAAAAAACCTCGATGAATGATAATAGTTTTATCAAAGTTATGCAAGTATATCAACCATACTTATTAACATCAGATGAACTTATATTTGAAACGGGATTGAACTGTGGAGCATTTGAAGTTGACAATGATATAACAAATTCATATAGTTGTTATTTACCAATTGGAGCAGAAACAATGGATGGTAATATATTAACTTTAAAGGGATGGACAGGAACATATAGGGGTGTGGAAAAAAGAAAATAATGTGTCCATTCTACAAGCAGAGCGATGGAATGAAGTGTTGGCACGTATGTTGGAATTGGGAGAGGAAGCCGATATGAGCGAAACTTTTATTTTGAGGTTGTATAAAGCGATTCATCAAGAATCTATAAATCATCAGAATAAAATAATCAATAAATAAGTATGAAAGGAGTAGTATATAAATCTACTGGAAGTTGGTACTTGGTAAAAGGTGACGATGGTGAGATGTATAAAGCCAGAATACGTGGTAGATTCCGTATAGAAGGTATTCAAAGCACTAACCCCGTTGCGGTTGGCGATAAGGTGATTTTGAAAAAGCAAGAGGGGAACGAAAAAGTACAAGCAGTGATTGTGGGGATTGAAGATCGTGATAATTATATCGTTCGTAAATCGGTGAATCTTTCACATCAAAAACATATTATAGCATCGAACATAGATCTTGCTTTTTTGTTGGTTACGGTTGCGGGACCCGTTACTACGCCAGCATTTATCGATAGATTCTTGGTAACGGCAGAAGCCTATAGGATAAAAACCATTTTGCTATTTAATAAAATAGACTCCTATAACGAAGAGCAACTAGATGAGGTGCGGTATCTTTCTGGGATGTATACTGAAATTGGATATACTTGCATTGAGATATCGGCTACGACCGGAAAGAATATCGATAAGGTAAAGGAGCTAATGCTTAATAAAACCAGTCTGTTCTCTGGACATAGCGGGGTAGGGAAATCTACTTTGGTCAATGCTTTACAACCTGGTTTGGATTTAAAAACCTCCAATATTTCCACTATTCACAACCAA